AAGAAAGAGAAACGAAAGGAAGAAAGAGAGAGAAAGAAGCAAAGAGAGAGAAAGAAGTAAAGTAAAGAGAAAGAAGTAAAGAGAGAAAGAAAGAGAGAAATAAAACTAAACTAAAGACGAAAACAAAAATAAACGCGCGGGCGCGCGCGTCTCTTATATCTACTTTAGCTTAATATATATAAAAGAGTTATCCACAAGTCTTGACAAGTTATCCACAAGTGAATAAAACCTCCTATTTTTGGGGCGTATGTTCTGTTTTGAGAATGTGCGCCCTTTTTAATTTGCTTCGGAAGAAGGTGAAACAATGACAATGACGTATAGGGATTGGGTATCGGAAGATCATCTTTCGCAGGTGGAGCGATGGAAGCGGCATGGGCTTTCAAATGAGCAGATAGCAAAAAATATCGGCATTTCAGAGCAGACGTTTTATAACTGGAAGGATAAACACGTTGAGTTTTTCGAGGCAATAAAAAAGGGCAGAGAGGTTATCGTCTGCGAGCTGGAAAACGCGCTTATCAAAAGAGCGAAGGGTTATGAGATTGAAGAAGTTGTTTTCCTTCCCGAACGCGGTGGAGGTGTCACGGAAAAGCACAACGTCAAACACATTCCGCCAGATACTACCGCTTTAATTTTTGCGCTCAAAAATATGGCCCATGAAAATTGGAGAGACAGAAAAGAAACGGAATTTAGCGGAAACGGAAAAGTATCTTTTGCATGGAATAATAAAAACGCAAAAACAGAAAACGAAGAAAATGAGGAAATAGAAAATAATGCAAAATGAAAATGAAATTATTATTCCATACACGCCAAGAAAAATTTGGAAAGAAAAAATACATCCGGCTTTAGACAAATTTCGTTTTTCCGTTCTTGTTTGTCATAGAAGATTTGGCAAAACAGTCGGCAGTATAAATCACATGATAAAGGCTGCAATAACTTGCAAGCGTGAAAGCCCGCGCTTTGCCTATGTTGCGCCGTATAGAAACCAAGCGAAGATGATCGCGTGGGAGTATCTCAAATACTATTCAAGCGTTATCCCTCGGCGGAAGGTGAACGAAAGCGAGTTATACATTGAGTTACCTTCACAGCATGAAAGAAGAAGCGGGGCGCGGATATACATCATTGGCGCAGATCATCCCGACGCTCTGCGTGGCGGGTATTGGGATGGTGCAATCCTCGACGAGTTTGCGCAGATTAAGAAAGAACTTTGGGATGAAGTATTGCGCCCGGCGCTTTCTGACCGTGAGGGGTGGGCGGTTTTCATTGGCACTCCGAAAGGGCAGAATCAATTTTTTGAAATGTATCAACGCGCCGTGAATGACGCTTCGTGGTTCTCTTGTCTTTATCGCGTGGACGAAACGGGAATCATACCGCCTGACGAGCTAGAGGAAATGCAAAAAGACATGACGCCTATGAGCATACGCCAAGAATTGTACTGCGACTTCAGCGCGTCGGCGTCGGATGTTGTGATACCGATTGACCTAGTAACGGAGGCGGCAAAGAGACTTCTCACGGATGCAGACATAGCGGGCGCGCCTATTATCATCGGCCTTGACGTTGCACGGTTCGGCGATGACGCAACGGTGTTGACGCTGCGGCAAGGGCTTTGGTGCAAAAGCCAGCAAGTATTCAGGGGGCTGGACACGATGCAGGCCGCTGACGTTCTTATCAATGCGATAAACACCCACCACCCGGCTGCGGTCTTCGTGGACGTGGGCGCGATGGGCGCGGGCGTCGTCGATCGTGTGCGGATGCTACACTATTCCGTGACGGAAGTCAATTTCGCGGGAAGCCCGCAAGATACAGACAGATATGCAAACCTACGGGCGGAAATGTATTTCAAACTTCGGGCATGGATTGAAGCGGGCGGGGCTATACCTAACGAGCCAACGCTTAAAAGCGAGTTGTCGGTGGTTGAATATCAATTCGCCCGGAATGGGAAGATTATCCTTGAGCCGAAGGAGAAAATCAAGGAGAAGATAGGCAAGTCCCCTGACCTTGCCGACAGTCTCGCGCTGACGTTTGCGATGCCCGTTTTCGCTGGCGTGTCGCAGTACGAAGAAGACGAGGAACCTTATAACGCATTAGCAAAGTATTGAAGGAGTGATATACATGATGGACTTGCAGTTATTCGGCGGCGTTGTTAAGTCGTTGTTTGGTGTCGGCGGCGGGTCGTCTGCTTCGCAGGTTGCCGCGCCTTCTGTCAAGACGGCTGCGCCGGGGTCGGTGGCAACGCAGACAGCGGAGGACGTAGGCGGGAGCCGATACGAGACACAGCGCCGCCTTCGTCGGGGCCTTAACAGTCAGACGACGGACAAGACACAGGGCGCGCTTTCGCCGGATGCGTCGGGGCATATGAAGAAGCAGTTGCTTGGGGCGTGATGAGATGGACAAAGCAACAAAAGACGCGCTGCGTGATACGGACGCGCTAAAGCGGGCGCGGCGTATCATAGCGCAAATGTATGACGAACGCGCACAGCAGGAAAGCACATGGCGCAAGCTGTCGCAGTATATCAACCCCGCACGGGGACGCTTCGACGAAGACAACCGCACGACGGAGGGACGCAGGCGGGACTACTTTTTGTTAGACCCGTACCCGATGGAGGCGCACGGGAAATGCGCTGCGGGCCTGCACTCCGGCCTTACTTCGCCCTCTCGCCCGTGGTTTGACTTGGGCCTTGCCGATGAAGAACTTGCAGACAAGCACAATGTTAGGCTATGGCTCGACGATTGCAAAGAGGTGCTGATGGACATATACGCAAAGTCTAACGTGTATAACACTCTTTTGCAGATCGAAGCGGAGTTATCGCAATTCGGCACGGCGGCGGCGCTCATGCTTGAGGACTACAATACCGCCGTATGGTGCAGGCCGTTCACTTGCGGCGAGTATGCCGGGGACGTTGACGCGCGCGGGCGTGTTTCTCGGTTTGCTCGGAAAATGCGCTTTAAGGCGTGGCAGTTGATTGAAGAATTTGGCCCGGACGTTGTGTCTGATGCTGTCAAGCGCGCGGAAGCGCAGGACGACACAAGCAGCGATTTTGAAGTCCAGATGTTGATAGAGCATAACCCGAACTATGACCCTGACAGACTGGCGGTCGGGAATTTCCCGTGGCGGTCGGTCTATTTCGAGACGGCGCAGCGCGACGGATTCCTTCGCGTGTCCGGCTTTAGGGAGTGTCCTTTCCTGATGCCGCGATGGACAACAATAGCCAACGGGATATACGGCACGGGGCCGGGGCATAATGCGCTTGGGAACTGTATGCAGCTTCAAAAGCTGGAAGAAGTCAACATGCAGCTTTTAGAGAATCGCGCCAACCCGCCCATGATTGTGCCCTCGTCAGTCGGCAAAGTAAACCGCCTTCCGGGAAAGACAACGCTTGTGCCTGACGGGACGATCTCGCAGGGAATCCGCCCGCTGTTTGATGCACAGGGAAGCCGCGAGGATGTCTTGCAGACGATACAGTATAAGCAAAATCAAATTGGCACGGCGTTCTTTAATGACTTGTTTGTGATGCTGTCACAGCAGGAGCCGCATGAAATGACGGCGCGAGAGGTTGCGGAGCGTCACGAAGAAAAGCTCCTGATGTTGTCGCCCGTTTTGGAGCAGATGCACAACGAAGTTTTGGCCCCCCTTACAAAACGGACTTTTGAAATCTGCTTACGAAACGGGCTTTTCCCTCCCATGCCGGAGGAAATGCGCGGGCAGGAAGGGACAATCAAGGCCGAGTTCATATCTTTGTTGGCACAGGCACAGAAAGCCGTCGCCGCGCCGAGCATCGAAAAGACGCTGGCGCTGGCTGGCAACCTTGCCGGAATTGCGCCGGAGATTATGGACAATCTCGATCTCGACGCAACGATTCGCAAACACGCTGCCTACATGGGAACGCCTGCTTCGATTCTCCGAGACGAGGACGACGTGGCGCAGATTCGCACGGCACGGGCCGAAGAACAGGCGCGCCAGCAGCAGCTTGACAACATGGCGCAGATGGCTGACCCGCTGTATAAAGGCGTGGAGGCCGCGCGGCTCATGTCCGAAATCACCCCGCAGGAAAAGAGCATGGCGTCATTGATGGGAGGCTCATAATTTGCTGGTTTCCGTCATTATCCCCGTTTACAATGTCCGGCCTTATTTGTGCGAGGCGCTTGATAGCGTAATCAATCAGACCCACAAGGACTTGGAGATTATCGTCATAGACGACGGCTCCACGGACGGCAGCGGGGATATATGCGATGCCTACGCCGAAAAGGATTCGCGGGTAACGGTAATACACCAAAAGAACCGGGGATTGTCCACGGCGCGGAATGTCTGTCTTGCACAAGTCCACGGTGACGCGGTTGCTTTCGTTGATGGCGACGATGCTGTTGACCCTGACTTCATACGCCTGACGGCGGAAGCCATGCAGCGGGAAAAGGCGGATTTGGTATTCTGCCGATTCACGCGGCACAACACCACGGGCGTGATGCGTCGGACGGGCGAAGAAAAGATAGAGCCTATTGCAAGGGCGGGGGCATATACCCGCGTTGAGGCGTTGCGGGCGCTGGAAAGCTATTCCTTCGACATATTCCTTTGTGTCAAGCTATACGCAAGGAAGCTATGGGACGGGATGAGATTCCCGGACGGCTTTGTGTTCGAGGATATGGAAATCGCCTATAAGACCATAGACATGAGCGAGCGCGTCTATCTTTTGGACGCGCCTTTATATTTATACCGCAAGCGTCCCGGCAGTATCACGCAGACAGTCAGTATGCGGAATATGTGCGATCAGATAGCGGCCTGCTCTCGCGTCGATGATTTTATTCGGGAACACGCGGAGGAAATTTACGGCGAAAAGATGTATCTTCGGCGGCAATCCCGCGTGGAAATGCTGATGGTAAAGTACGTCAATGCGATTCGTTATACGACGCTTAGAATGGCAAACAGAAAGGCGGAAAAGTGGGAAATGGATATGGACAACTTGCAAACGGTCATGAGCACAGAGCGCGGGCGGCAGTTCGTCGCGGAATTGATGGACTTGTGCGGCGCGGGTGCTATGGGAGGTTCCGGCGTACAGACGACGGACTTTTACCTTATCGGGCGGCGTTCGGTCGGGGAGGACGTG